GCAACCATCTGAGTTATCCCTCTCACATTCATATAATAGTATATTGAGATAAGATTACAACCACCTGTGTGCCAGTTTATTAAATGTCACAATCAGGGTTGACAAACTTCCTATTTCGCTTTACTTTCTTTGTATTAAGATCAATTAAATCTTCTAGTTCTTCTATATCTTTAGTTACATTATCTTTTTCTTCAGAATAGTAGAATAATGCTTCACTTAACAAATTAAATTGTTTATCAGTTAGTGTTACGTTAATGTCGTACATTTATCTTAGAGGTATATTGAATGACATGATAGTTCTCTGCTTATCTGATACTGAAGCAGGCGACTCATGTAGTAATATAGAGGGAAATGTCAATATTTCGCCCTCACTTACTGGAGGCGCAATCTTATTAATTGTGCCATAGTAAGGGTCAGGAAATGGACTATAGAATGTAGTCGGGAAGTGCTCTTTCTCATCAAATTCAACATATAATACACATGATATATTAGATAAACCATGATTATGAGCACCATGATATTGTCCTCTAGTGTATCTTTGTGACCATAGTTGCCATTTATCTACACTTTCGCAGGGGCAATCTCCCCTATATCTATCACTTAATAACTGTGTATAATAATCTACTATGCCATTTAAGTCTGATGTAAGCACTTCTACAAACTGATTTAAGTATGGCGATATTGTATTATACTTATAGTAATCGGTTTGGCACTCTACCACCTCGCAACCCTCAAAACTGATAAGTTCTAACAACTTATCCTTTTTGCTATCCCACTTGTCCACAGCAAACTTTGCTATGGGCATTGAGAATAGATTTAAAGATTGAGCACTCATTTATGTTTATAGTTGTTACGTTGTTTCCTTCTTGGTTTTATGCCTTTATCTCTTTTCAACTCCGCCTTTAACTTCTTTAAAAATTTAAGATGATTTGGATATACTATATTCATCAACTCTTTTCTAGTCTGCCTCTCTTCCTTACTCATCTATCTCAAGATCGCCTGAATCATAGAACTGTATATTCTCAAGGTCATCTTTAGACCAATCTGTAAGGTCATCTAAGAATAGATCATCAGCGATGAAATCCTCCGCATCAACCATCATTTCCTGTAGAATCGCCTCTGCATAGTTCAATTCTAATTTTGAAACATGATGCTCCATTCTAGTCGCATACTGATTCTCCATAGTCTCAAGACATTGATGTCTGATGTTGTCAATTTGTGCCATGTTGATAACTGTGGTAATTTGATTATACTATAAAATGAGTTTGTTGTCTATTTTCTGTTAGAGATTGAAACTTGTGCTTCTCCTCTGTTGAAAATAGTCTCAACAACATTGTTGAGGCGACGCTCTGTACCAATACCAACATTGTTGTAAACTGGTACAAACATCTTGCCAAATGGTTTGATGTATCCAGTTCCATTGATACAGGGTTTCAAGGCACCTGAGTCAATTTTCTTTGCATCTTCTTTATGTAGTCGAATGACTCGACCAATAGTTTGTGCCATAGTGATGAGATCAAGATTCCTCAATAGAATACAAGAATCTAATCCGCTCACATTCATACCCTCAGATAGGATAGAGTGATGGAATAGTAGAAACTTCTTTGTGTCATCTTTGCCCCACTTGTTCATTAGATTGAAAAATGTCTTGCGAGTGACTTTCTTGCCATTGATGATAGCACCATACTTTGATGTAATCCACATCACATTGTATTTGCGAGCATGACACTCAACTTGAAAGTCTGTTCTAGTAATCAATCTGTGGATACTGGTAGTAGATTTTGCAGTTACCAATACTTTGGTCATACTCTCCTCATTGTCCAAGGCATCAAGTATCACTTCCTTCTCAACTTGCTCTGGACTATCATAGAACCCGATAGGATACTTGACCGCCTTGACTTTAGGCGATATGATATAACCTTTGTCAATCAACTCTGGAGCAGGGATTTCTGCAATCACTTGACCATACACCTTAGAATTGTTCATACCACGCTCCTGTGATGTATGATGTTTAGGTGTAGCAGTGAAGTAAAACTTACGTCTAGTGATGTTAGAGCGGTTCTTGACACTCTCAAAGAAGTTCTTTTGAACTGAATTGTGTGCCTCATCATAATATACTGTATCCGCTTCAACATCTTCCAAGATTCTGTGAAGTGAATGATATGTTGTAAAGATCAACTGATTCTTTGTACTGTTATGATGCCACTCTTGTATCTCTTTTGGATTAGTGGTAGTCTTGTAGTTAGTCTCTCCACTATGAACATGAAGCACCTCGACATTATCAATCTGCTCGAGGAACTCTTCACATAATTGCTGTGCGAGTAGGATTCTAGGAGCAACCACAATAATAGTCTGTGGAATAGGCATACTGAATCGCCACTTAGCATCAACAATCATACACATTGTTTTACCACCACCAGTAGGTACAAGCACTTGACCCCACTTCTGTTGCATAGTGGCAATAATATCTTTTTGATGATCTCTAAGTTTCATAATCAGTTGTCAATAAACATAGTATAGTATAAAAAAAGACCCCTGCAAGGGGTCTTGTGCCACTTTTAGAAGTGTTTAAGTAGTTCCTTAGTCTCAGGGTCGAACTCTTCTCTAACTCCATTGATGTCCATTAACCAATCATCTTGCTCTTGTCCATCAAATAAGTCCAAATCAAAATCTTCAAATTCCATAGTGTGTCGTTTGTTGTTTACTCTCATATAATAATGTAGTTTCAATAGTGTGCAATATTAAGTGTGCCAGTTATCCAACTGGTGGCGCATTTGGTATCTCAGCGGGTTTTGCGTCCATATCAAATTTGTTTGAGGCAACCTCATAGTCTCTACTGCCTTTTAAATTGTTAATCTCTACAACAAGTGCCTTAATATCATCTTGTTGTTTAAGTAGGGCAGCATGAACCATTGACTCTAGTGAAGTCAATCTCTCATCAAGATTACCTATGGTTCGCATTGCTGCCTGTAATTGTTTCTTTAGTCTATCAACTGATTGTAACTTAACTTTAGTTAGTGCCTCTGTATCTGACGTAAGTGAATCGTATCCCATGATTTATATAACTCTTGTATTATTTAGATAGGTGTGGGGATTATCTCATATAGAGATAACCACCCGCCCAATCGCAGTTTGCGTACATATACTCACGTTGGTTCTGATCTCTCATATCAAATCTAACGTGTTTAGCGGGAGCACGCCATGAAGCAGGTTTGTAAACTTCTCCTGTCTGTTTGTCAACAAAAGCGTGTACGCCTGCACTCTCATACTTGCCATTTCTGTAATCATTCTGAATGACTTTATAGTATTTCTTACCTGATGTGATAGTGAATTTGATGCACTCCTCATCATTCTCAATTTTTCTTGCCCTTTCCTGTAGATACTTGTCAGTTCCGTCTTGACTATCCATGACATAACGCAATGAATAGTTCCTGTACTGTGCTTCTAGGCATCTGCATAGTTCCTCTGTCCATTGTAGAACTGAGAGTTTATTTGTTGCTGATTGCATTGTTGTCATGATAATGAATGTTTGTTGTAAAAGTAAGAAAGGAAAGGTAACAAACACAAAAACCTTTCCTTTCTTTAGATGGGGTTACTAACTACTGATCTAGCAGTGCTGACGCTCGACTTTCGCCCCATGAACTTATAATACTGTATGGGTAGTATCAACGCAACCACTTGTGTTCCACTTTCTCCACTGTCCACTACTGAATCTTTTGTAGATAAAGTAGATCAACGTGGCGAGTAAACCTAGTTTAGATGCCGTACCCACGAACTGCCCCATTTGATTAAGGGCGGGTTTCATACCTTGCCTCTCTAGTGAGTATGGTTTCTTACCTAGTCTGTCCATTAGTATTATAATTGGGTGCGAGAAACAAAATACCGTAGCATTTGTTTCCCATACTCTATTATGGCACTATATTATTCTCTTGTCAAGTATTAGTCTCCTTTAAAATCAAATGCCTTTTTTCTCTCTGTCTTATTCAAATTGACACATCGCCAACCATAATCCCCATTGGTAACTATAGTGGGCATCATATTCATTGATAGTGTTATTCTGTTGTCTCCCTCATTATTACCGTATCCATGTATAATTTGTGATGGGAATATTATGAGTTCGCCTTCATTAACAATAACTTGATTATCCTGATTATAGTTAGTATATTTTCCTCTGAGTATATGTAGAGAAGGCATTGATGGGAAGTGCATATTCTCATCTTTCATGAAGTGTGTATTCACATGATCCTCATTTGGATCAAAGTTTACATAGTATATACATGATAGATATGAATTGGCGTGTTGATGGGGGTGCTGATACCCACCTTTATCACTTATATTATACCAACTATCAGTTACTTGTACTGTCTCCTGTATATAATCTCCCTTAACTTCTTTAGCATAGTATTCTGCCTGTTGTTCACACCAATTTCTAAATCTGCCGTGTCTCTCATCATCATGTAATATTGAATAATGACCAACGTGTTTTAGTTGTTTTGAATTGGCATTATATGATAACGTATTAACTTCTTGCTCTTCAATCTCTGCAAGAATAGTCTCCTTTACCTTACTATGAAATGGGCAAGGTATGATAGCAACTGGTGTTGGCAGTATGTTTACGACTTCCATATTATAATAGAGGATAATCCCATAGTTTGCCTGACCTAAACGTAGTCATGGCAGTGTGTCTCTCTTCTTTTGTTAGAGGTTCAATCCTAACATCATTAATATATCTAGGCATCAAATTACTGGATACTGTTATTCTATTATCTGTGTAGTTAGTTGTATATCCATGGCAAGTGTTAGCAGGCCATAGCAACAACGAACCCTCCACTCCTACAACTTCATTGATATAATTATACTTTGTTTCTTTTTGATTTGTCAACATATATGCAAAGTAATCAGGAAAATTCATACTGTTGTTAGGACGATAAAAGTATGTTGGCGAATGTGACTCATCATCAAAGTTGACATAATATAAGGCACACACCACGGCATTTATATGAAAATGGGGCGATTGTTTGCCTCCAGAATCACACACATTCAACCAACTATCTGTCAATAAGAAATCTGATGTATCATAACCTAGTATGTCCTTGGCATATATCTCTGCCTGTGTCTGTATCCACTCTCTAAACTCCTTATACTTGTCACTTGATAGAGGTGAATAGTAATCAAAATGCTCTAGTCCTTTGGCGTGTGCATCTACCTTTTGAAATTCATAACTATCACCATGACTATTGATCTCATCAATCAACATTGACTTTACTTTGTCATGCTCAGGGTACATGACTGCCCCCAGTTTTACTGGTAAAACATCAACTATCTTCATTGAACCAGTGACCCTCTCCCCACACTGCCTTGACAAATTCAGGCGGTAACATATCTTTTGGTGCAGGCGTTGTATTGAAACTTACTGTAATCCTCTCGCCATCTGTGTTGTTTACTCTACTTCCATGCTCTAACCACGAAGGAAATAAGTATAGATGATTTTGTTTAATTGGTATGTCAATCTCATATATTCCATAGGGTGTAGGGTGTATATTATGAATACACATCATGTATGGTTGTAGTGGCGACACCACGAAGAATTGTCCGAAGTCTCCCTCTGGTAACTCCACATAAAATGCACCACTAATAACGCTTGACTCATGACGATGCCTACCTGTGTATCCACCTTTGGGCAGTATATTATACCACGCACCACTAATAACTGAAGGGTAGTTGCCTATCTTATTATTATAATCATTAATGCAATCTTGAAAGGCATCACATATTTCCTTACAACCCTCATCTTGCAACGGGTCCCAACCACCATGACTACTGACACCATTTACCGCCAAAGAATGTCCTACTGACTTTCCTTTCTCTTTTATATGCTTCTTGAAATACTCTAATCCAGGCGCACCTGTAAGATCATACTCTTCTAGTAGTGTAGGAAATAAATCCATATCAATTCCACTTACAATAGTCTATGTTGAGAACAACTCTTAAATCTGTATCAGTACATGATGTGCCTGCATGAAGCAAATCCCCTGAGAATATCACTGCTCTATTCTCTTTTGATTCTATCTTCTGCCCGTCCTCAAAATATGTATATCCGTTGTTATCATTGAAATATAACACGCATATATGATAGTTTGGTATGTTAGTGAAGTTCCCCTTATCATCTTGAGGACCTGAAACATCAACGTGTAAAGGTTTCTCTTTTATTTCTTTTGATCTTGGCGTAGCATTGAACTTAATCCTATGTAAAGCAAATGGATTGAGAGATGCAAACACTGGTTTTATTATATTGTAAACATCTGATATTGGTTCAGAATCTATGTAACACGCATGAGAAAATTGTGGGCAACCATCGCCCTCTAAAACAGATGTAGGAGAATAATACCAAGGCATACGCCCACCAAAGATATAATCCTTGATGGGCGTAAAGACCTCTGTAGGTAAGAAGTTATCGTAAACTTCAATCAATGGACTCACTCAACATTTCTTCATCATCTTTCTCAGTTTCCATGTACACGAATGACCACTTTCTAGGCACAGTATCGCCCTTGTTTGCTCCTTTGATTTGAACTTCGGGAAGCATTCTGAACAATCTGTTGAAAGTTTCTGTCAACTCTGCACAACCTTCACTCAAATTTGAGTCAAACCACTTCTCTTTAGCGGCCTCGTTTGAGAAATAAATGTATGCTTTAAAATTAATTACGTCCTTGTTGTCGGGATTGGTAATTTCTTGAAGCATATCATGTTCAATCTTACGAGAGATTAAACTGGAATTATAGAAAGCAACTGTACCTTCTGGTTGTCTGTTGACTCTATTCTCCATGACCTTCTTGTCATTACTAGAAGTCCATCTAATCCACTTCTTGTTCTGTGCCTTAACAGAATTAGCCTTGTACTTGTTGATTGCTTTGTTGATAATCCTTTTACGTTCCGCAGCAACTGTAACACCTCTGTGCTTCAGTATTTGATTAGCGTATTCTCCACCTACAACCAATTCAAACTTAGGATTGTTGCACTTGTGATCATAAAGTGCCTTGACATGATCTCCTTGAGTGTTGGTAACTCTCTTGACTTCATCTTCTATGTTCAAGACTCCGCCAATGTGACGTATCTCATCTTCTGTCAAATCGTCAAATTGTTCCAACTCATCATCAGTTGGATTTACAAAATCAAGAACTTTTGCCTTAGATTTCCCTGCACCTAGAGCAGTATGTGTACCACCAATCAACCTACCTCTAAGGAGAACTGGTTTGTCACAATTAGTTGTGTTACCACCTTTCTCATCAATCGCTTCTGCGATTCTGTTGACTCTTTTGGTGTCAGTGCCTTCTTCCCTAATTTGTAGAGAAGTTGTTGTGGCGAGTGTTTCCTTAATGTCTCTCTTCTCAACAGTGAAACCCCCTTCCTTGCCTGCTTTCTTTACCATTTCGATAAACAAATCAATCAAGTCGAAACGCATTTCAAAGTTGTGTGGAGAACCATTAGATAGATTATAGGATTGTTTGTTCCTATTTGCTTTTGCTTGTTTCAAAAGTTTGTGCTCCAAATTCTTCATTGCGATCATAGTACCGTATTTCAGTACTTCATATATGAACACTGGTTCATCGCCTGCCGTGAGATCTAAGAACTCCCTAGAGCATGAACTGTGAACATAACCATCAAGTGGCTTACCTTTATGATAACCGATATACCACTTTCCGTCAATTATATTTGTGTATTTGTACACAAATGCTTCATACTCAAACTCTACAGCATTGAGTATGACTTCTTTAACTGACTTTAAAAACTCTGGCGATTCCATAATATAGTAAACTTATACACACTCTAATACAAACTTGCTCGCTTGTCAACCCCTAATCTACAAAAAGATTTCCACATTTGGGGCAACAATGAACTTCCTTCTCTTTGTACATTTGTTTGTACACTCTAGGATTAGATTTTTTAATGATTAGATCATCAAGTTTTTTTGCTAGATTTTTCATTCTCTAAGATTTGAAGCATTTCTAGAGCGCCTTGCACTTTCAAAAATTCTTCCTTCTTTAGTTCAAACGTTCTGTTCAACTCTTGTATCTCTGTTTGAAGTTCGCTTGATCTCTTTTCTAGTTCTTCTTTATGACTCATAATTAGGTTGCGCCTGTATTATATATTATACCATAATAAATACATTTGGCAAGGTATCACTACATAACAAGATGGATATTAACCAACAAGACTATGAGATAGAACAAAATCCCGAACTACAATACACCGAGGGCAATCCAACTGTAGGGCGAGCAATGTGTAAACATGATGTTGTTTACAAGACTCTAGCAACTGTAGGAGACTTTGAGTGCCGTGTTCATTTCTATGATGACGACTATGATGACTCAAGAACTGTTGATGGCATCAAGAGAATCCATATTGTACCAACCGAATCATTCATAACTGATAGACAGGATATAAACGAATTATTCAACGTAGCAAATCATAGTATATCTGAGGGTGTGATACTTGCCAATCCTATCTTTAGAAGAAACGGAACTGCCTTTAATGCCAATAAAGATTTAAAAGACTGTGTAAAATATATGTCAGGTGTGGCGGCACACTATGGAGCATCAAAGGATAAGATAATATCTATTGATATTGAAGATGGCAATAAGGTTTATGAAATGAGTTATGATATTACTTCTGCAAAAACATATTCAGATGTATCAAATAGTGTCTATGAAGATCTTGCTAACGGAACTATTGGTAATGGTAGTCTCTCACTAAACTACTCTACTATGCTAGGTACTGGTCCTGTTGAAATGAGTGACATTATAAACACTTTCAATGCAGGCAACAACATAGATGCCTACCACAGAGGGCAAGGTATTGCAAATATAAGTCAAAACAATAACATACCTACAAGTGGTGCTATAAAATTCAGTGACTTCAGAAATGTAGTAAATAAAGTTACTGCTGAGATCAATGGAAACTGGCAACATTGTCAAATAAGATATGAGGTATTTGGAAGCACAGTTTATACATCAAACCTACCAAAGAAAATAAACGTCAATGGTCAGATAGGTGGTACAACTTCTAACCCTGCAATAAGATTTAATTCTGGTGGGCAAGGAGAAATGGTACTTGAGATCACGAATACTGGGCATGGATTCCCTGTTAGAAGTTATGCTGCCAGCGGTGGTAATGGTTCTACTAACACTGCTTCTAACGGTGGAACTGGAAATAATGCGTATGATAATGTCGTAGTAAACTCTCCTGTCAAGATAGACCTTCCTTCACAAAATCGTATCCGAGGCGGTGGCGGCGGAGGCGGCGGTGGCGGCAAAGGAGGCAACGGTGGCGGAGGCGGTCACAGCGGAGGTTATGTATGTGGCGGTTGGTTCTGCTGGAGTAGTTATAGAGTCTGTTCTAACAATGGAGGAACAGGGGGTGCTGGTGGAAATGGCGGAAATGGAGGCAAAGGTTGGGGATATAGATGGAATGGAAACAATGCCTTCACAGAATACTTTAGTTCTATGGATAGATCAGGCGGTTCAGGCAGTGGCGGTTCAGGCGGCAACAGCAGAGGAGGCGGCACTGGAGGCACTGGCGGTTCTGGTGGAACTGGTGCAAACTACTATGGTTCTTCTCAATATCCAACTGGTAAAGGTGGAGGCGGCGGTGGCGGTCAAACTGGTAGTAATGGTGCTGGCGCTCAAGCAGGTTGTGGAGGGTATCCAGGCGGTCAGTCAGGAAAATCTGGCGGAAATGGTGGCAATGGTGGTAATGGTAAAGAGAAATTCACAATCGGTAGTGGTGGTAGCGTAACTACAATCTAAACCAATCCGTATATTAATTCTGACTTAGTTCCATCTGCATTGGCAGTGACAATCGTAGCACCATGAACTGCTGTGTCTATTGTCTCCCATGTAGATATTTCATCTATCCATGTCTCTGGAAACCAAGTAAAGAGTTTAGCAGATGATGCTATATTTGATACAGAATTGTTGTGTGATTCTCTTCTCTCACTATATGCTTTCCAATTATCTTGAGGTGTAGTTCCATCTGGGGCATCTTTCTTGAACCAAGTTCCCAAGGCATAACCAATATTTTTAACTAAACCAGATTCATTGAACTCTAGCACTATCTCTATTAGATTACCCTGACTGTCATACAAATCTTCTACACAATCAGATAATCCTTTCATATTGATATATGCCTTTGTGTTACTTCTAGTTCCCATGTATTTCAATACATCTTCTGATAAACTCTTTTCAGTCTTGAATAGTGCTATCCTTATTGTCTTATTGATTCTGCTTATATCAGCAGTATGAATAGCATAACTTTCAATATCTGCATCAAATAGTTCTAACAAACCTTTCAATGATGATGTATCAGAATTACCTGTCGCTTCTGTAGCAAGATTACATAAAGCATCTATTGTAGGAGCGAATAGTGGAGGATCTTCAAAATACAATACCTCATGTGTCATCACATCATTGACAAAGTAACAAGACTTCCATTGTAATAGAGATTGAAATAATACACTCTCTCCTATATGTCCGTCAAAATACTCATACTGACTGATGCCTGTAGGTATTTGAAATCTAAATCCATACTCTGTTGCCTTGCTCTCTGATTTGTTGATATGAACTCCCTGACTATATGTTGGAGAAAATAGGTCAGGATAAATCTCCATGATGCTTTTTACTGCCTCAACATCAGTCATACTACACAAATTAGGATACTTCCCAGTATTTGCTATGCTAGTAAGTTTTTCTATGTCAACCATTGATCTCCTTTGTGATAACTGAACCAAACAATTACTGAGTATCTCGTGCCTTTGGTTATTGGTTTTACCTCGTGCATGAATAGATGGTTACTGGGAGAAACGTGCATACAATTTGCGTGTTTTTCCACGATATGTTTGTCCCAAAAGCAAAGTTCTCCACCCTCATAGTCATCATTTATATTAAATGATACTGTTGTTGACCCAGCATCTCCATCTAAATCAACGTGTCTAGTAAGATAACCACCTTCGGGATATTTACATAAGTAATATCCTGAGTATTTATCGTAGCAATCTGTTGGTAGATATGGGTGGTAGTGTCCATATATTTTGGGCATTATCTTGAGGTGTGCCCTATGAATCAAACTATATAATTCTCCGTACTCTGGTTCTATTCTCATTGTTGATCGCCAACCCTTGATCCCATAATAAGGATCATGCGAAGGTGCTTCTGGATCAGGAAATTCTAATCCTCGGCATATTTCGAGCAATCTTCTATGATCGACTGTAGAAAGAACATTCCGATTATGAAAGAGATAGTGAAGTAATCCGTTTGTTTCATTCTGCATTGACATCTAGGTTCAAACTATCAGGGTGTATAAAACCAGACATTGATACTCTTGGTTTATCTTTGTACCACCCATTCTTCATGACGGCAGTATGCCACATAAACGAAGGGTAGATTATCATTCTATTAAATTTCATTTTAACATGATGTTCTTCTTCCCAAACATCATCTATTAACATAGTGCTATTATCTATCATGTCAGTTGCTTTAGAAGAAAACTCATAGCACCACTCTTTGTAGTTCCAATATGCCTCTGTTCTTTTAAATGGTTTATATATGTTCTCTGTATTAGTTAGTCCAGTTGATTTATGGGTGAAGAATGAAGTTCCGCCTTCACCGTCATGTAGGTATAATACCATTGCGAACACTGCTGGGTCAACGTGTGGTTGTATAGAGATTCTAGGCACCTTCCTATCACTAAACATGGCATTGATCTGATACCTTGCTTTAATAAAATCTGGTTCTATGTGTTTAAACTCTGTACACTTTTGTATCATGTGTGCAGCGAGTTTAGAAACTTCTTCTAAGTCAAGGTGTATATTTGATTGATAGCCTGGGAATATCTCATCTGGATCTCCTTTCATCAATTCATTATATTCCATTGGCAATTTCTCCACCACTTCACTTATGAAGTCCTGTGGATTCTTTAGCACATTATCAATAGTGATAATACGGTGTGAGTCTAGATTAGTGACCTCATAATTTATATCATCATTGACTCTATGAGTCTCTTCATTAATAATATTCAAGTGCATTTAGTTATAATTCCAAATTGTATTCAGCGATCATGGCGAACATTTTACTTTGTATGTGTTCTAGATAAGACTTGTTGACTGGCGGTATATCTTCAAATTTATCAAGATATTCGGTGACTGTAGTGTGAAGTATTCTCACCTCTTCAATCCCCATTATTGCTTCGCAATGCCAGTCTCCATCTTGAAACTGTTGAGGTTCGTATCTATCCTCCATTTTTCAGTTCCTCAATCTCGTCTTTCAATTCCTTGATTGCTTCAATAAGTAGAGGCACTAACTTCTCATACTTAACAGTCAAGAACCTATCATTTGGTCGTTGAGCAACTGCTTCTGGTAGTACTGTTTCTACCTCTTGTGCAGATACACCAGCGTGTCTACCTTTTGGTAATCGAAGTGAATGTCTGGCTTCCTGATTAAACTCGTATGTAAATCCACGAAGTTGACATACCTTAGCAACAGCACCTTCAATCTGTTCGATATTCTCTTTCAGTCTTATGTCAGATGCAAGAGCAGTGATGTCTCCATTCACAGTCAAGGCATTGTTTCCAGCATTGTAGTAGATACCTGTATCTCTGTACACACTTGCACTAGAGGAAACGTTATCATTGGTCATCAATAGATTGAAGTTTCCGCCTGGTCCATCAGC